GGAATGAACCATGCAATACCAAAATGAAAATACCATCCGCGAACTTGTCACGATTGCTAGGGGCCAAGTGAAAACCCTGTTGGCTATCTGTGACAGGATCGATCTAGAACTGGATAAGCCAGCATTGCATACAAACCAATTGCTGGATGATCAGCCTGTCTCTGTAGTCACTAAGAAGTTGACGGCAAAACAGCAGGAGACTTTCAACTGCCTGAACGGTAGAACCAAGCCTATATCAATCAAGACTATATGCCGGGATTTGAACATACCAGAGGCCACGGCTTATTGGCGGATTAGTAGCTTGAGAAAGGCCGGGGTTGAGGTAGTAACTCATCACAAGGGAAAACCTGTTGCCAAGTATAAACTGGCATAGTATAACAATCGGGCGGGGCGGTTATCGCCTCGTCCTAGTAACCTTGAAAGGAACAATCAAATGGCTATCACCAAGGAAATCAAAACAACCGCAGATCATGACCAGCGTAACCTTGTTATCATCACAAAGGATGAATGCGAGGCATTAGGGAAAATGATTTATTCTCTGAGGCTACAAATTGAGACCCTTGAAAAAATGGCACAGCAGTCTGGTATTGATACATGGTGCGATACTAATCGCGTTGAGACCGTGGCATCCTATAACCTCAAGGCCACCATCAAATGACAACGATCACCATCCTTATAATCCTGTCGTTCATGATATCCTAACCCTTACGCTTTCCTCCCAACTTAGCCCTGCCCTTGTGGTGGGGTTCTTTTTTTGCCCATATCCATAAATAATACTATCCCCCGCTTGTTTTCTTTGCGGTTTCCCTGATCTATAGAACCTGTCTATGGCATGTATCATGCAACTCAACGAACAGCCACACAGGTAATCCATACTGACAAATGACAAAACACACACGCGGGCGGGTGCGCGGGCGGGTTCATGCTAGGTTGCTGGGGTTAGGTTGCCATGTAGGGTTTTAGCGGGGTTGTGAAATTGGGCGAGTATCACCGATGATTTAAAAAAATTTCTCCCGTGCGCGGGCATGCGAGGGCCACCGGGGGACCCCTACATATGCTATGCAATCCCGACAGTTTTTTTCTATTTATTAGTTATCGATATGGGGTTCCCGCGAACGTGTAGGGTAGTTCCCTGCGGACTTCCCGCGAACGTGTAAGGGGGGTATAGGTGTGTATAGGGTATATCCCCGGCGGGCTTAAGACCCAGTATACAACCCCCACCCGATTTGTCAACATCTTTTTGTAAAAAATGCACCCCTCGTACAATTTTTTAGGTTCGCAGGGTTGACAGGGTTGAAAACTAGCCCTATACTACGCTAATAGAAAAGGAAAAACCCCCCATGTTCACAGCATCTTTAATGGTATGCACCATGTTCGCGGGAAATCCTACTTTCCCACCCAGTGGATGTGTTATTTTAACAGACACTTTTGGTCCATATGAGACAAAACAAGCCTGTAAGGCGCGAGTTGTTGAGATGGCAGGGAATGTTGGGTTCGCATTCAAGCCCCCGTACAACATAAAATACAAATGTGAGTTTCTACCGAGCACATAATGAACTTACTTCCCCAATCTGGGCCTAAAAAACCTGCTTTGACAGAGAAACAGGAAGCATTTCTTACTGTCCTGTTCGAAAACGGCGGTAATTTACCTGCTGCTGCCGAGGCTGCTGGTTATTCTAAAGGTTCAGTAGCGTGGTTGAAGGACAGATTGGCCGATGAGATCGTAGAACGCACCCGAACCATGCTCGCAGGACAGTCTCTGAAGGCCGCGAACAAGCTAGTTAGCCTCGTAGACAGCCAAGAGATCGAAAGGGCTGACGAACTGCGTATGAGAGCCGCAGAAGCTATCCTAAATCGTGTAGGTTTGGGCAAACAAGAGACATTGAACCATAATGTACAGGCAGTTCACGGCGTTGTCCTGTTGCCGCCTAAAAAAGAGGTAATTATTGATGGCTGAACTAGATGAATACGATAAGTTTCGTAAAAAATTTAATGAAGGATTTCGTAAAATTACAAAATCAGAAGTAGACGACTTGTCCCCTAAACAACGTCGTATTTATGATGCTATTGTTGATAATCAAAATATTGCCGCTGTACCAAAAGGTAAATCTCGAAATACTCTTATCAACAGTAGTGTACGTCTTCGTGAATTTGACTCAGAAACATTCAAACCAGTAAAGCAACCCGTTTTTCGTTCTTCAAAAAAGGCGATGGACAAACGCAGGGCTGAAGCAAACGAGTATAAAACCGACCTAGATTTTCCGGGAGCATCAAAAGGGTATAACACAAAACTTGGTATAAACGTACCAAAGCCAAAGCCTCGAACAGCCCCGTCTGAAGGAAAAGCACATGGTGGTATGGTACATCGAGGTCGTAAAGCCTCGTCAAGTTTTGAAAAGGGCTAAATTATGCGGAGTGACGCAGAAATACGTAAAATTGCTATGATAAACTTTAGCAACCTAACGTCGGAAGAGCAGGATCATTTTAATCTTAACCTGAAACCCGGCAGTCCTAATTTTAGAACATATCGCTCATCGCACAGAGGTCGCTCTGCAGCGGGTAGCGCAGAGAAGTAGCCGTGCCTCGTAAACGCAAACTGGTTCCCCCACCACCCCAACCTGAAGGCCAGCCACGAGGCCGTGGGAGACCTAAGAAGGCCCCTGACGCACCTAAAGCAGAGTATCGTACCTCTGCCCAAGAACGTGCCCGTCGCAGCGTTCGTATGAAGTTGAAGAACGCACAGCGGTCTGCTAAAACCCAAGAACAAAAAGTCCAGTCTAAACGTCAAAAAGTAAAGAAGTTAAAGACGGCTGCTACAAAAGTTGAAAATGCTATTAACGGGGAGAAGTCCCGTGTTGTTGATCAAGGAGATTTAAATGAACTTCCACCTTCTGTATCTGACCTTATCGATGAAACTCCGGTCATATTTAAACCTAATGCTGGACCTCAAGAAGAATTTCTTTCAGCAAGTGAACAAGATGTATTATATGGTGGTGCAGCAGGCGGAGGAAAAAGTTTTGCTTTGCTGGCTGACCCTCTTAGGTATTGTCACAATAGCAATCATCGGGGGCTTCTTCTCAGGCGCACTCTGGATGAGTTAACCGAACTAATAGACAAGTCCAAACAGTTGTACCCCAAAGCGTTCCCGGGTGCACATTTTAGAGAATCGAAATCCACGTGGCATTTCCCTTCCGGGGCAACCATGTGGTTTACCTATCTAGATCGAGACAAAGACGTAACACGTTTTCAAGGTCAGGCTTTCAACTGGATAGGCGTTGACGAAATCACACAGTATCCGAGTAGCTATGTTTGGGATTATTTACGCTCACGTCTCCGTTCTACAGACCCCGAATTACAAAAGAATCTCAATATGCGGTGCACTGCTAACCCCGGTGGCGTTGGTGGCTGGTGGGTCAAGAAAATGTATATTGATCCTCATGAAGAAAATAAACCGTTTCCTGCGTCAGACCCGGAGACGGGTAAGCCTTTTTTATGGCCGGAGGGTCATGAGAAAGCAGGACAGCCGTTGTTCTACCGTAAGTTCGTCCCCGCACGGCTGACCGACAATCCCTACCTCATGGCAGATGGTCAATACGAGGCCATGTTGAGGTCGCTCCCCGAAGTCGAGCGTAGACGGCTTTTAGAAGGTGATTGGGACGTGGCGGAGGGAGCGGCCTTCCCAGAGTTTTCACGAGTGCGTCATGTTGTTGAACCGTGGGAGGTTCCCACGAACTGGCCACGCATCCGTGCAGCCGACTACGGTTACTCTTCTCCATCTTGTGTCTTGTGGGGTGCAATCGACTGGGACAATAATATCTGGGTTTACAGAGAACTGTATGTAAAACACTTGACAGCAGAGCAACTGGCTGATAAAATATTAGAATGTGAGGAACTAGACCCCGAACCACATTACACAGTCTTAGATGCCTCATGTTGGAATAAAACAGGAATGGGACCTTCCATTGCAGAAACAATGATGAGGTCCGGGGTACGTTGGATTCCATCAGACCGCAACCGTCTTCAAGGAAAAATGGAAATACACAGGCGGCTTGCTGACGACCCGTATTCTAACGAACCACGCATTCGAATTTTTTCCAGTTGTAAACAGATTATCGCACAACTATCGGGCATACCCCTCTCTAAAACTAACAGTGAAGACGTAGACACAAAGGCAGAGGATCATGCCTACGATGCGTTGCGATATATGGTTATGACCCGCACTAGCGGATACACTTCAATACATAAGACGCTGCAGGGCATCAAAGACCAAGCCTTCCAGCCCTTTGATAGTACGTTTGGTTACTGATGGCAACAGATTATACAACAAAAATTGCAAACGGTACGATTACTGTTAAGGAAGCATTTGAAGCTGTATTAGCTAAAAAGCTGACGGATAGCAATAGAGAGAACATTGGAGGCTTGTACAAGGCTATTTCAGAAGAAGGGGTTGATTTGGACGCTCGCTATTTTGATGTGTACAACACTAAAGAGTTTGCAGAGGCGTTTGACTATAGTACTAACAAAACAGGCGTACATCGTTACAAAGAATTTGGGGCCTTTGAAACTCAATTTAAAGGTCTTGCAGATACCAGCGGAAGAAACGTACCATATAACAAGCTATCGGGTGCTAATGGTATTGCCAAAACAAAATTTGGCTTAACAGGCATTCAAATACGAGTTGCTGATCCGATGCGGGGAACTGTTCCCTCAGACAGTCTCGACACGATTTACAAAGAGGCTTTTGCAAAAGATTCTTACACCGTTATAGACACGAAAACAGGTAAAGAAAAAACAATTATCATTGATTCAGAAGCACGTGACTATCTTATCTATGAAAAGTACACGGGACAGCGAGTTGAAAGTAACATCGGTCCTGACGGTTTAAAAATAAACGACATTAACTTTTTTACTGATGAAAATGGCCAGATTGTTGCAGAAGTAAGGGCTAAACAAGTTGCTAATAAAACTCGTCCAGAAGCAACATACACAGGCGAGTTTGCTGAATTTTTGAGAAATAAAGTTGAGCGGGCAAAGGCAAACCTACCTGCAGACACAGATTTTAATAACGTAAACTTGTTTCAAACAACTCCGGGTAAAGTTACAAGCCTGTGGAATACTACTATTCGTCCTAAACTAGAAGCCAAGCATTCTAATCAACTTCCTGCAGGTAAACAAGGCTCGCATTCATCTATTCGTAAAATTTTAGCCCGTCAACTACGTGTTGAATTTAAGTTTCCTCACGATGCTGTAAAAGCATGGATGGGCCATGCTGGGATTGGCGTAGACTCTAGCGGGGATATTTTAACTGAAAGCTATACAGGGGCTGTTGCAGATGACCGCATCGGCGGTATGACGAACGTTTTGATTCAAAACGATGCTCGTAATTCAGGTTTTTCCAGTGTAAACTCGATGTTCAATAATAGAGGTATTTCGTATTCTCAAGAAATAACGTTTCCTGCCCCTTCTAAAAAAGTAACAGCAAATACCTACAATGTTGCAGACCCCCCTAATACTGGAACACCTATAACAGAGGGCGAACTTAATGAGCGTAGTGCTTTAGCAAATCAGCGGGCTGTTGAAATCAATTTTGCTACTGAAAGAAGAAGTCAGGAGCTTTCAGAACTTCGCAACCAAAGAGCAACAACAACAACCGAGCCAACACCCCCGCAACCTGAAGATACTTTTAGCGAGGAAACCCGCGCAAAACTAGAAGCACGAGGCCTTTCAAAATACTTTAAAGGTTTGATAGGCTTGACTGCTGGAGGTTTGACAGTAAGTTCGTTTGTTGAGGATGCAAGTGCTTTTGCTGCTGAGACTGCTGCAGAAGCAGCTTTGACGGCTCTTAAAGTTCCTGCAGGTATTGCAGGTGGTGCAGTTGCCGCTATGCAACCCTTTGCTGCAGGAGAGGATTCAGATATTTATCCAGAGATGAGGGACTCTGATGACACAGTATACGAACCTATGCCATCAGATGACATGTCAACAAGAGTTATCGAGCCAGACACTGGCTTTTTAGACATTGACAGGGTGCCCGAAGCCGCCCCCGTTGATGAAGACCAAGGCTTCTTATCTAGATAACTGGGAGAGTACCATGAAGAACAACTATAACTTCGGTGCAGCTTACATTATGTCATCTGACGAAACTTCTGTTGATGATCAAATGGGTGCTGATAAACTGTATCGTGAAGGTCTCGAGTTTGACACTCGTGCTAAAACTGATGTTCTAACGGAAGACATGCCAAAGAAACAAACAAAAACTGCTGTCGATCCGTCTGTCATGAAAATGGCTGAAGAACGCGATTATTAAGATATGTCAGAAGATAATTTCCTACAACCAGCGGACGATACTCCGGTATCTGTTGTAAACCCGGAAGAATTTATGCCGGGACTTGCCGGGTATGTTAAAAGCAAGTTTGAAGAAGCCGAGAATGGTCGGTTTTCTTACGAACAACGTTGGCTACAAGCCTACAAAAACTTTAGGGGTGTTTATGATTCGACCACCCAATATCGTGACTCTGAGAGGTCTAAGGTATTTGTTAGAATCACTAAAACTAAAGTTCTTGCAGGTTTCGGTCAGATCATTGACATCCTGTTTGCAAACAAGAAGTTTCCAATTTCCGTGCAATCTACTCCCAAGCCAGAAGGCATTGCGGAGTTTGCTCACATGGAGACTCCTCTCGATCAGGTTGCAGACCCCTTTGGGTTTCCGGGGGATGGTCGAGAACTGCCGCCGGGTGCTACACAAGCAAACGAGCCTGACGACTTTCTAGGCGGTTTACAAGAAGAACTAGGAAAACTTCCTCTGGCTGAAGGAAAAGCCCGATTGGGCGAACCGCAGATTAGTCCTGCACGTGAAGCGGCTCGCCGTATGGAAGAGGTTATTCACGATCAACTTTTAGATACAAATGCTGTAAACGTTTTACGTAAATCTGTGTTTGAGTC